TACTGTGATTCTACTTTTTTAGAACAATAATTATGTTCTATTATAAAGAATTTAACTTTTTAAGCAGTATAAATGTACAAATGTACATTTGACCAACTGGTGATAAACTGTGGTACTACTTTTCTGAAAAAGTTTTTGAGCAAATAGATGATAATCAACTTATTGCTTATACTGATTCAAACTGTAAAACTGTGGTACAATACTAATTCTACTTTTTTAGAACAATAATTATGTTCTATTATAAAGAATTTAACTTTTTAAGCAGTATAAATGTACATTTGACCAACTGGTGATAAACTGTGGTACTACTTTTCTGAAAAAGTTTTTGAGCAAATAGATGATAATCAATTTATTGCTTATACTGTGATTCTACTTTTTTAGAACAATAATTATGTTCTATTATAAAGAATTACTAATTCAAACTAATTCTACTTTTTTAGAACAATAATTATGTTCTATTATAAAGAATTTTACTTTTTAAGCAGTATTGTACATCAGTAATTGGTACTTCAGCATACAGAATGTGCTATATTTAGTATACCATAATGCGTATTAAGTTTTTATGTAGTTCTGACACGATAGGATTGTATAAATAATTACAAAAAATAACGATGTTAGGATATTATTTTGAAACATAATAAAACTATAATGCCCATAGATAGGTTTGAGGAATATTATCAGACTGAATTACTTAATAAGAATAAATTGCATTATGATTATTTAGGTATAAACAAAAAAGAATATTCTAAATGGTGTGGTTGGAAGATTATAAAAACACACAAGGAAAGGGGCACCAAAATATCTGAAATAGACGATCATGTTTTAGATATTTTGGTGCGTACTCATTATCTTCTTCTTTATATAAAGAACATGTTATGAGAATCCATCGGTATACATTGTATTTTCATCATATACAGGTATGCCATTGAAAGTTCCCACAGATGAATTTTCGATAGGTATATCTGAACCATCATCGAATGCTGCACCTGCGATCATATCGGCAAAGTTAGTTTGGTCCTCATCCGAAAGTTCATCGGCATGATATAGATTTTTCACTACGATTCTCATATCTTCGAAGTCTCTACTATTACAGAATGGTACGAACGCCAATGCTAAAGACATAATCATATCATCATGTGCGCCATCATCTGCTTGGAATTTATTATTGATTAGAATGAATTGATAGAATTCTGATATAGTTGATTTATCATTTATTTCTAGTTTATTGTTTTCCATAAATAGTTTCATCGTTTGTAGAATTTGTTTTCTTGTTCTAGTAGTTGTTCTAAACCCAGGATATTTTTTCCTTTTACTACTACCAATCTGTTTATCGTAATATATATTTTCATATTCGAATGAACGAACCATTTGATCTGCTATGCTTTGACCTGCACCTTCATTATTTTCTATAATAAGGAATGGATTATTATAGAATTCCGCCCATTCAAAAATGAATTCAGGCATCAGCAAATAATCAATTTGAAGCTGTGCTGTTGCGACTTGGACGAATCGAAAATCTGTAATATCTATAATTTGAACTGCGAATGCATCACTTCCATCTTTAGATGGGTCAACAGACATTATATATTTATGTTTTTTCTTCGGATAATGATAAATTCTTAATTTGCCATCTCTTAGTTCTTCAGTTGCAGTATGTCTCAACTCTTTAAGAACATCAGCTGAAATAAGAGTATGACTAGAACCCAAAAATTCACACGCATAGTTCTGATTAAAATATAGAATGCCATGTTTACTAATTGTTTTTTGTTGGAATTCCTCATTAGACATTAAAGAACCATCGGATTTATATCTAGGCACATCTTTCCAATCGACTTCAAATATATTAAATCCATTCACACCTTCTCTAGCACCTTTCACTATATCATGGAAATGATTTACTCCATTAGCTGTGCTAAGAATTATATTCTTTTTCCAGGCAAGTCCAGATTGAGATGGAAAAATTGAATCACTAAAATCATTCCAAACAGATGGTTTTAAAAATGCCGCTTCATCGACCACTAATAGATGAATAGTAAATCCTCGAAATGAATCGGAACTTGGTACATCTGTGAGAATTCTCATATTGGCTTCATTCTCAACAGAACCTTTATTCCATACAGTAGTTCCTTGTTGTAACCACATGGGTAATTCGATAATAATATTTTTAACGTTCGCCAAAAATTCCCTAGCCATAGGACCTTTATTCGCAACTATTCCGATGTTAATATCTTCATCGAAATTATATTTATGTGCTAAATAAATAGCAGTGCTAACTGTTTTACCACTCTGACGCCCCATTAACCCAACTATAGCATCATTTTCATCAGGTATTATCATATCTAAAAAATCATTCTGATATGTCCTTAAATCAGGAAAATTCACACCACTCTTAGTTTTTATTTTTATGTAATTGTCTTTAAAATAATGAATATCAGCTTTACATTTCTTTATTTCTTCTTTATGAATTTCGCTCAATGATAATTTCGAAAAAGCTTTCTTTAACCGACGATTTCCTAAAAATGACATCCTATTACCATAAGCATCAAGATAATACTGCTCAACATCCATAGGTATATCTAATATTTCTAATGCTAACTGCTTTCCCTGATTACCTGTCTTTCTTAAAGAATCTAATAATTCTGATGTTATCTCGTCTTTATTGTCTTTATAATGCTGTACCACTTCTTTCGTAAATAACTTATATATATCCATCTAAAATCTCCTTAATATATTTATATTCTTAATCTTTTTCGTGATATAATTAAAAAATGATTAAACAATTTATCATTAAGTTGATTTCTCCAATCGTTAAAGAAACTATACAAGACCTAATACAGATAGAACATAAATCTTTATATAGAGAATTCGAAGTTATCAGAGCACAATCATCTGATGATATATTTCATATGATTAAAACATTTGGCACTCAAATGACTAAATTTTCATTGAGAATATCATATGTTTATGATGGATTAACACAAACACATGTTTATTCGAGCAAAACTCTAAATGAATTTAAAACATTGCTAATGAACTTCGAACCAGAATATGATGAATTGTGCGGATGTTCTTTATATGTGGAATTTAATCATCCTAAATTAGGCGAACAAACCGAATATGAAATTTTTATAAATACATTAGATAATAACATCTATAACAGTTCAGAAGTAACTAAAATATGTAATTCAATTCTAGAATTTATCGATACAGTACCTGAACTCATTATATAAATAAAAGTGAACCAATTCTATGAATAAAGTTTTTGCATGTAGTGACCATCATTTCTTTCATCGTAATATAATTAAATATGCGGATCGACCATTCGAACTATCGGAAAATGGTGTTATTCAAAATGCTGATACTATGATTAGAAAACACAATGAACGTATTGCCGATACAGATATTGTATTAATGATAGGCGACTTATCGATTTGTTCCAAAAATAGAACAACCAAACTGTTAGATATTATAACAGCATTAAATGGAAGAAAAGTACTTATAAAAGGAAATCACGATAACTTCAAAAACCAATTTTATTTGGATGCAGGATTTATCGATGTTAAAGATTATTTAATCTGTGCTGATACATTTATTTGTCATTATCCCTGCTATAGTTCAAAATGGAATAAAGGAATAGAACCTTTTTGCATTAAACAACTTAAAAAAACTAATTGCACAAAAATAATACATGGACATATTCATAATAAAGATCCAAATAAATGGGAATCTGATGGATATTCTAGAACAAACGTTTGTGTAGATTATACTGAGAATGATTTTTATCCAATAGAACTAATAAATAATGAATTAGTTCATTTAATAACAGAAAAATATATTCTGTAATGATGCAGATGCTTTTTAGCGAGTGAGAAATAGGATATAATATGAACAAAATCAAAATCGAAGAACTAAAGAACTTGATTCTAAATGGTATTACTGCACAAGAACTTGATTCGAAATATGATTATTCAGAAATAACAGATATGAGTAATATGTTTTCTGAATGCGAAGAATTGGAATCTGTTCCATTATTTGATACAAAAAATGTTACTGATATGAATGGGATGTTTTCTGGTTGTATATCATTAAAATCTGTGCCATTATTCATAACGAATGAAGTTACTGATATGAATGGAATGTTTTCTGGTTGTGAGAAATTGGAATCTGTTCCATTATTCATAACAAATGAAGTTACTGATATGAGTTCTATGTTTTCTTTTTGTGAGTCATTGGAATCTGTTCCATTGTTTAATACAGAAAATGTTACTGATATGAGTTCTATGTTTACTGATTGTACTTTAGAATCTATACCATTATTCATAACGAAAAATGTTACTGATATGAGTTCTATGTTTTCTGGTTGTGAGTCATTGGAATCTGTTCCATTGTTTGATACAGAAAAAGTTACCAATATGAGTTCTATGTTTGCTGATTGTACTTTAGAATCTGTACCATTATTCATAACGAAAAATGTTATCAATATTAGTTTTATGTTTGCTGGTTGTGAAGATTTATTAGATGTACCATTATTTGATACGAAAGAAGTTGACAATATGAATTCCATGTTTTCTGGTTGTATATCATTAGAATCTGTGCCATTATTTGATACAAAAAATGTTACATATATGAGTTCTATGTTTTCTGATTGTACTTTAGAATCTGTACCATTGTTTAATACAGAAAATGTTACTGATATGAGTTCTATGTTTTCTGGTTGTACATCATTAGAATCTGTACCATTGTTTGATACAACCGAAGTTACTGATATGAGTTCTATGTTTGCAGATACACCATTAGAATCTGTGCCATCGTTCGATACTTCAAATGTTGACAATATGAGTTCTATGTTTTCTTTCTGTAAATACTTATTAGATGTTCCAGTATTTGATACTTCAAATGTTGACAATATGAGTTCTATGTTTTCTGGTTGCGAAGAATTGGATTCTCTTCCATTATTCGATACAACCGAAGTTACTAATATGAATGGAATGTTTTATAACTGTAATTCATTGACGTATGTCCCGTTATTCAATACGGAAAATGTTACTGATATGTCTGGTATGTTTTCTATGTGTGAAGAATTGAATTCTGTACCATTGTTTGATACAACCGAAGTTACTGATATGAGTTCTATGTTTTCTGGTTGTACAAAATTGGATTCTGTGCCATTGTTTGATACAGAAAATGTTACTGATATGAAATATATGTTTTCTGGTTGTGAATCATTAAAGTCGATTCCATTATTCGATATAACCAATGTTACAGATATGAAATATATGTTTGCAGCTAGTTCCGTAATTGGTGATTTTAAGAATTGGGATATAAATAACGAAGAAGTCATTACAGATAATATGTTTAAAGATCATATAGTATTTAAAAATATCAATACTTGGTATGAGTTTAATGTGATGAACTTATATATTGATAATCTTATAGGATGGATGACATTATAAACATCGTATAATCAAATGTTTACTTTTCATTATAAATGTATATAATTTCTTCATGGGAATAATTTCAAGGAGATTAATATGAAACGGTGTACTACAAGAATGTGGTATTATCGTATGGTAAATAAAAATAAAAATGATGAAGTCGCAGGTACTATTTCCGCGAAAGGTCTAAACTACAAGAAAGCTTGGACATTCATATCTTCCCATAATACAAACTATCTCGTATTAGAATTGTACGAGGTGCCAAATGACTAAGAAGCAACTTAAATACAGCATGAATCAACTTATAAATCATGCAGAATCTGCACGATGTAAAGACTTACACCATCGTAAGAAAGATATGCACGACTATGATGTCATGTGTCCAGTCGAATATGAATTGCATAAACATGCAAACAATCTGAAAGAATATATTAAATCAATAGTACATCAATAGTACATCAAAATTCAATTCTTAATGATATTACCACAGAAGAATTGAATGAGAAATATTATTGATATGTATAGTTGTTTTGTGCTTTATTACATAATAAAAATCCAAATGAATGGAAATCAGATGGTTATTCTAGAACAAGTGTCTGTGTGGATTATGATATAAATAATTTTATCCAATTGATCTAATAAATAATGAATTGGTTTCTTGTCTAATAAAAATATAAGGATATAAGATGATTAAAATTGATAAAGAAGAACTCAAAGAATTAATATTAGATGATATTTCTATTGAAGAACTCAATTCTAAATATGATTATTCAGAAATAACAGATATGAGTGGAATGTTTTATGGATGTAAAGATTTAGAAACTGTTCCATTATTCGATACAAAGAATGTTACAACTATGAATGGAATGTTTGCTGAATGTAAAAATTTAGAAACGGTTCCATTATTCAATACAAAGAATGTTACAGATATGGGTGGTGTGTTTTATGGGTGTAAATGATTAGAAACTGTCCCATTATTCGAAACAAAGAATGTTATAACTATGATGTATATGTTTTACCGTTGTACAAGATTAGAAACTGTCCCATTATTCGAAACAAAGAATGTTATAGATATGAGTGAAATGTTTGCTGAAAGTTCAGTTAAAGGAGATTTCAGCGAATGGGTAATATCTGGCAATGTTGATACTACTAATATGTTTATGAACAATAAAGAAATTAAAAATGCTACCAATTGGGATGAATATTTGCTAAGTTTATATTTGGAACATATTATGAGATGGTCAGATTTATAATAGTTTCTTGTCTAATAAAAATATAAGGATATAAGATGATCAAAATTGATAAAGAAGAACTCTTAAATACCAAAAAGAATATACTTATAAGAAACAGATCTTGAGATTTATATGAAAACAATTATCAGTAAAGATGTCCTTCGCAATTTAATTCTTAATGGTATTCCCACAGAAGAATTGAATGAGAAATATGATTATTCAAATATTATTGATATGTCTAGTATGTTTATGGGCTGTTCATCGTTGGTATCTGTTCCACTAATAGATACTTCGAATGTTATAAATATGTCTTTTATGTTTAAAAATTGCAAATCTCTTAAAACTATCCCCAAATTAGATACTTCGAATGTTGTAAATATAAGTGGTATGTTTTGGGATTGCACATCTCTTCGTTTGATTCCAAAATTAGATACTTCAAATGCTATAAATATGTCTTGGTGTTTTACCGGATGCAGATCTCTTCGTTCGATTCCAAAATTAGACACTTCAAATGCTATAAATATGTCTTGGATGTTTTATGATTGTACTTTATTGTACAGCATCCCCAATTTAAATACTGGAAAAGTTACGGATATGGAGAATATGTTATTATCTTGTCCATCCTTGAAAGTGGTAGATCCTCACAATTATAAATTATTCGATTGGTTAATTGCAAAAAATAACTATATTCAAGAAAAATATCCAGAGTTTTATTTATGAAAACAATTATCAACGAAAAAAGAACTTCGGAATTTGATTATTAATGGTATTAAGACAAAAGAATTAAATGAACAGTATGAACAGTATGA